GATACATCTATGGAGGTATCCATGTTTGAACCAAAGTTCCTTAAAGACGTCGCTGAGCGCGCAGTTGCAACCTTTGCACAGACGCTCGTTGCGCTGGTTGGTACCAACGCCGTCGACATCTTGTCAGTTGGTATTGGTGACTCGTTGAAGGCCGCTGCTGTTGCTGCTGGCCTTTCCGTCGTGAAGAGCGTTGCTGCGGCTAAAGGCCCAGTCGGTGACACCTCAGCATCGGCGGTTAACCTCGGAGGTAACTGATGTCCCGCGATTACACCGGTTGGGATTACAACGCCACCGGTAAGCGTGCTGGTGCGGAGGCTCTGACTAAGTGTTTGGAAGCGTACTTCGGTGTGTGGAATAACGGTACTTGGGGTGTCCGCAACATGCGCGGTAAAGGTAAGCCCTCAGTCCACGGCACAGGCCGTGCGGGGGACAACTCTTGGCGTGGCGAACCTTACCGTGGTACTGGTAACTATGACAGTGCTAAGGCCGCTTGTGACTTCCTTGTGGAGCACGCAGACGAGTTAGGTCTTGAATTCTTGTGTGACTACTACCCAAAGCCGTACGGTCGTGGATGGCGCTGTGACCGCAACGCTTGGCAGGACTACACCAAGAAAACCGTCAGTGGCGCTCCCGGAGGAGATTGGATTCACTGGGAGATTGACAACGCCGCTGCGGACGACCCAGATCGTATCGTCAAGGTGTTTGAAGATGCTCTTGGTCCTGCACCTGAAGAGGTAAAGGTGCCTGCAAAGAAGACCCCCAAAGCCCCCGCTGGAAAGAAGCCATGGCTTCAAGTAGGCAGCAAGGGTGCAGAAGTCAAGAAGGTTCAAGAGATCGTCGGTGCTACAGCAGACGGTGATTATGGTCCTAAGACTGAGCAGGCTGTAAAGAACTGGCAGGCAGAGCACGACCTCCACGTTGATGGTATTTGGGGTCCCGGCTCAGATGGTCATGTTAAAGATTGCGACCACGGCACAGCCCCCAAGGCCGAGCCCGAGGTTGCCTCGTCCACTACCCCCGTATATCCGGGAAGCCCAATTAAGAAGGGTTCTCGTGGGGACATGGTCGAATTGGTGCAGAAAAAGGTAGGAGCCAAAGCAGATGGTTGGTTTGGCCCCGGAACCGAAAGTCGCGTGAAGAAGTGGCAGAGAAGTAATGGACTTACCGCAGACGGTATCGTGGGACCCAAAACTTGGGCAAAGATGTGGTGAGATATGAGGTGACCGGTGTATACAATTGCTGCGCCGTTTAACATCGCCAATGGTAAGGTGTCTTCTGTAACCAGTGTCTCTAAAGACATTGAGCAGAAGATACTTAACGTCCTTGTTACCATGCCAATTGAACGCATAGGCGTTCAGGGTTACGGACTAGGGATACAGGGATTGCTGTTTGAACCCATTGACGAACTCATTGAGGCTGACATTAAGACAGATGCCGTTCTAAACATATCCAGCCAGATATCTGGTGTGGATGTGGTGGACATTACTTTCCGGCAGGACCCACTTAATGCCAGCGCTTTGAAAGTTACCGTATACTATAAAACACCGCTGTCGACCGTACAGTCCTCTACTTACGAGATAAACTACGGCACACTTACAGAGGAGACTGGGTTCTAATGGCTTTTGACTACGCCAGCCGAGATTACGATACTATCAAGGCAGACTTGTTGGCTCGCGCTACTAGAGTCCTGCCCGAGTGGACGAGTCGTGACTCGTCTGACTTTGGTATGTTGATGGTTGATTTGTGGGCACAGATGGGTGACGTTCTACATTATTACGTCGACCGTGCTGCCAACGAGCACTTTTTGGTTACTGCAACCCAAAGAGAATCCGTATTAGCGTTGGCTAACTTGTTTGATTACACTCCTAGTGGTCGTACTAGCGCCGTCGGTTCACTAACTCTCGCTAACACCGGAGCCAGCGATTACGACATCGCTCCTTATACGAGGTTTGTAGCCCGCTACGACAACAAGACCTATCAGGTGTACACCCGTCTAGGTGGTACCGTTTCAGGTGGTTCTGTATCTGCCCCCGGATCAGGTGTTGTGGACTTGTATGAGGGAACTATCGTTGTAGACGAGATCCTTTCTACCCTGTCTAGTGGTGTAGACGGGCAGTCTTACACCTTGGCTAACGGCAAGGTAGTTACTGGGTCTATTGAGATCACTGTCAACGAGTCTGGCGCTTCGCCTATTAAGTACACTCGTGTTG